GATCACCGCCTTTCTGAAAGTCTTGAACCCTCCGCGGACTTTTTTCCCCTCACCGGCGGTGGTGTCGGGGGCGGTCCTCTTGGTGCCCCCGGGTGGGGTCAGGTCAGCCTTGTGAGCGTCGTCCTGCTGCGCTGCGGTTGCAGCGGTTGGCGTGCTCGGGGCCTCGGTATATGGTGCGGTCTGTGTCGTCGTGTCCTAGGTCCCACGGTTCATCTGGTCGGATGGGTTCGCCGCATCGCCAGCACTTGGCTGTGCCTGCTAGAACCTCGGGGATGAACGCTTTGCGCAGTGATCTGTGCGCGTGGTCGTAGCCTCGCTCTTCGCGTGAGCCTCGGCGTTGCTCATGTTCGCGTGCGTGCTTGGGGCAGTAGCGCTTGGACGCTGGTATAGATGTGGGGCATCCTCGTGTTGGGCAGATGCGCCAAGACTCAGGCATTACCCGTCCGCCTTGAGGTAGCCGTGTTCGTTTCCCCAGATGTTGGTGCCGAAGTAGGAGCCGTCATCTCCGAGGATGACGCCGCATTTGCCGCACTTGAGCCAGATACACTCTGGACTCTGGCAGTGGAGTAGGCCGTCACGCATGGATGCGGTACATGCTGGACATGCTTCCATGCTGCGCCTCCTGGTGTTGAAGGGTGGATTACTTGATCGGCTGCGTTTCCTATAGTTGCCCAGCGTCGTTCATCCAGTGATGCGTGGAGGACTTGCACCTCGTGTCTGCCCTTGCGCTTTGTTGGCGCCTCGCACACGCATCTTCCCGCCTCGCCCGCAGGCTTTCAGTGGGGGAGTGTGCGGGGCCAGTGGTCTCATGGCTGGCCCCAAGGAACCCGCGACGTATATGGGGGTCAGTCGCGGGTTCCGGTCAAAGGTCCGGGTGGAAGTTCCGGATTAAACAAAGAAGGCCCTAGAAATTTCGAGACTTCTGGGGCGGTGGCATCAGTGTACCAGCTTTTAACTCGATTGTGTTAACTCTTTCGTTGGCGTGTCGAGAGCGGCAATAAGGTTGTGCATCTCCTCGTCGTCCCAGCGCGCTTGGCAGTAATCGCAAACAACCCACATACTGCCTGCTGTTGCGTGACCAGTTAGTGTCGGCTTGCGGATGTTCTCGCCTTCCTCCACCACCAAGTAGTAGGCGTACCCGCATTGAGGGCATGGTCCGCTAATGGTCAGTGGCTTTGGCGGCCGGAAGTAGGCTTCGATGTCACGGACCCAGCCGGTTACGTACTTCTCAGCTTCGGCTGCCTTGTCTGGGCTTGCGGATGCGATTCGGGTCCACGCCTGGATCTTCCCTTCGAGCGTTGCCCGTTCGCCGCCATTGTGGGTATCCCAGTAGAGGCGCGTGCTAACAGCTTCGATACGTAGGTACAGGTCATAGGCATTAAGACTGATCGGCGCCGGAGTCCCACCTCCTCCTGTGCGTTGTCCACTCAACCCTTCGAATGCTTCCCTGAGCTGGTCAAGCAGTGATGCGGCTTGGTGGTACGTCTTGCCATCGTCGCGCTGCACGGAGCCGGCGTGCGGGCGGGTAAGACGGTGGACCGCGTCAAACAGTGCACTCATGAGTTCAGCCTGTCTAGTTCGTTGTGCGTAAAGAGTTCGAGACGTTTTGCGGTTGCCGCAGCATCTGCGGCTTCGGCGGTTTCGTGGTATCCGAGGAAGTAGTTCCTGCCGTGGTGCACGACGTAGGCGTGCCATTTTCCTATGTCTTTGCGATAGTGAACGCCGCGGATTCCGGAACCGCTTGCAATCGACGCCCCGGCGCGGTTCTCCATGTTCTGCTTTCGGGTTGTCAGCCGGAGGTGGTCAGGGCGGACACATCCACGATTGAGGCAGCGGTGGTCAACCTCGGCGCTTTCTGGGATTTCTCCAATGAAGGCTTGAAACGCGAATCGGTGGGCGCTTGTTGCGGGGGAAGTAGCGTTGAATACGCCGTACCCCTTCTTGCTCTTGTAGCCAGTCCATTCCCAGCAGTCGCCGGACTTGTCCACGTACATTTCGAACCGATCCTTGACCGGCATTCCGAGGGTCCTTGACGGTCGGAGTGCACTGCCGGAGCAGCGCTGTCGGTAGTGTGCGGCGCAGAGCCCGCCAGCTAGGTGCTTTTTGCCGCAGCCCTCAAATTCGCATATCAGCCTGGTCGGTGTTCGTGGTGTTGTTTTGAATTGTCCGCTGAGCCGGGCGCTGTTGTAATGGACGACACACAAGCCCCGTGCGCAGTGCGGCTTCTCGCAGCTATCAATTGAGCAAATTTTGGGTACCATGTCTGGTAGCCCCTTCCTGCTAGTACCAGAAAACGGGTCAGGCTCCAGTCGGTGTTGACGCACCTCTGGGGCCGTTCTTATTATCCCATGAAAAGCCCGTATTCCCGGGGGTTTTGGGGTCATTTCTGCTCCTAGATTTCACTAATTTCAATGTCCATTCCAGGCAATTCCGTGGCCCAAACTTTCTTGATACACCAATGCACCACGCGGGCATCATCGGTAATTACACCGGACGCCGTAAGCGCGTCGCCCACCGCTCTGATGAGTTTGTCTGCGTCCGGTGGGCCTGCTGGGTAATTAGTGAATTTTGTACTTTTGGGTTTCCGTAACTTGATTTCACCCGCGATGCTCACCGGGCCGTCTATCGGTTCCCAGTCGGGCCCTGCTGCTTGCCTCGCCGCTGCTTCTACTGCTGCACGCCAGGCTGGGAGGTGTTCGCTCATCTCAACGAGGACGATTTTCTTCCCCCGCTTGAACGCCTTCTTACTGCCCTGCGCTGCGGGTGCCCCGTGAGCTATCACGCGAAGGTTCCTCATAGCAGCTTCCCCGTTTTCCGGTCCTGCACCGGCTTGAAGTACGGCGCCGGGATGTCCAGGGTTACGTGGCGCCTCATTTGATGCAGCCTTTGGCGCGGCATGAGTCGAGTTTGAGTTGTTGTTGTCGTCGCACGAGTTCGCGCCTTTCTTGGGCTTTCTGCTTGTAGGACTCAAGGGAACGTGTGCCGCCGCGTTCGTACTGGATCCATTTCGTGTACGGGGCCTGGTAGTCGCGCCAACCATCCCAATAGGCCTGGCACTCATGGTTAGGGAAGATCACGCGACAAGATCCCGGATAGCCTGCTGAGATTCGATATAGGCCATGATTTGTCCACCGATGAACCTGGAGTACGCCGGCGGGATCGCCTCGGCAATGGATTTGCGGTTGCTAGTCCAATCAATGCCCATCGCAACCTGCCACTCGGCAACAGTGCCCTTCCGGCCTCCTGCGCCGTAGACCTGGTAGTAGACGCCATCGGGGTTGAGCTTGCCGTGGTTCCAGCCTTTGATAACCCCGCGGTGCTTGATGTGGGGCGTGGGGATGAACGGGAAGCCGGATAGCTCAAAGTACCGGTGTCTGATGACTCCGAGTCCGAACATTTCGCCGCAGAGTGTGAGGTCTCGGCGTAGGCCTGAGCCTTGGACGTTCTCGATCACGGTGGGCTTGTCGTGGAGTGCGAGGAGTGCCCTGGTGGCTGGGATGAGGTTGAGGTATTCGCGGCCTTTGTTGGTGCCTTTGGTGAGCGCTGAGGACGCCTGGCAGGGCGGTGATGCGTGGATGGCGTCGTATTCGTGGCCGTGTTGGGCCAGGTAGGTGATCGCGTCACCCTGGATGAAACGGCCGGGGTAGTCGGGTTGCGGTTCAATGTCCACGCCGGTTACGTCAAACCCGGCATCCATGTAGCCGCGGCCAGCACCACCGGCGCCGCAGAACAAATCCAGCAATTTCGGTTTCACTTTTGGTCCTTAAAGTCGAATGCCCCAGATTGCTCCGGGGCTTGTCGTGTGTTGTGCCAGGTGTTGTATGCCCAGCATTGGGGGTGTCCGCAGTAGCAGCGGTACTTTGAGCAACTGCCCCGTTCGCCTTGGTCCACGCAGGCGGGGCAATTCGTCGTAACCCGATTCACAAGGGGTCCTCGTCGTGGTGGTCCAGGGTTGCGAAACGGGCCATGATGTTGTGTTCCCATTCCCATGTGACGCCGGGGATGTCTTGCGTGGGGTCATAGTTGCGTACTCGTCGGTTGCATTGTGCCGCCCATGCTTCAGCAGCCAGTTCTGCATCGCTAAACCGTTTCTCCACGGCGGTGACGGCTGCGGGTGCCCATGCGCCGTTGATGTAGTACGTGTCCGGCGCTGACGGGTGACACGGGTAAACGGTGAGCGGGTTCATGCGGTTAGCCTCAGTTCGTGCCGGATGCGGTAGCGGCGAATCTTCACCTTCAATGTCCCTGCCTTGCGGTCATAGCCGTATCGCGGGTTGTAGGTGCGGCCGATGTCGAATGTGGGCGTGATGATGTAGTTGCCGGTGACGATGATCCGGGCATCTTCGGGTACGTAGTGGCGGCATCCGTTTGCCTTGAGCCATTCCACGATGTCGTCAATATGGAACGGGTATTTGAGGTTGCTGGCGGTTATGGTCTGCGGCTTCATTAGAAGCTCACTCTCTGGCTGTCGTTGCCGTACATTTGCTGCCTGACGTTTGGTGCCACGGTTTCGCCTGTCCATGGGAATGGTCCGCCGCGGTAGAGCTCTTTGGGCCATTGCCGGCCTGCTTCACGGTCGCCACGCCATTTGGTGACGATGGTCTTGTCTGGGTCTGTTGCGTCGGGGTGGAGTCCGAACCCGAATTCTGGCCATCCCATGAGCGCCGCGGATCCTCGGGGTGCGAGGTCGCGGGTTGCGTTCTGGGAGTTGCCTTTGGATGCGTGGCCTTCCATGATGAGCGCCACGCCACGCTCCCTGAGCGAGTCGAGCGCCATGATGAGCGGCGCGGCTTCCTGATCATTGTTGATACCGGTTGACACCATCTTGTAGAGCGGGCCGATAGCAACAACATCCGGGGCGTGTTCATCAATAAGCCGGTGAACTTCGCCCAATGTTGCGTCCTTGGTGATGTCGATCCGGCCTTGCGCGTGAACGTGAATGTTCGGTGCCGGGTCCGTAAGCCCGTATGTAGCGGCTGTGCGGGTCATTCCGCGTACTTGCGCCCGCCACTGCGCTTCCGTGTTCTCAGCGTCAACCACAAGGACCGTTAGTGGCCGCTCCAGCATGTTCATGGTGGTTGGGTGGATGCCCGCCGCCATGCAGATGACCATTTGGCGGATCCAGGTTGTTTTGCCGCCGCCTTCAAAGCCGGTGAGGATGAGCCTGTCACCGCGTTCCAGCAAGCCGGGGATGAGCCAGTCGTGGTCTTCCTCGATAGCCAGGATCTCTTCTAGCGTCTTGGTGGTCATGCGGTGGCTGTTGCCCGCTTGGATGTTCTTGATGGCTTCCGTGGCTGCTTGTGCTGCCTGTGATGGGTGGCTGGTTTCGTCACTCGCCTCACGCATCAGTTTGGTTGCTATCGCGGTCAGTTTCCGCCGGCTGGCTGCTTCCTTTACCTGGTCGGCGTAGAAGCTGATGGATGCCGCGGATCCGGTGCCTTCGATCATGCGGTGAAGGTCGGCTACGTCGAGTCCGCGGGTGCCGTTCTCCTGCGCTTTCGTCCACACACTGAAGGGCTCTACAGGGTCGCCGTTCTTCTGGAGCTGGATGATCGCCTTGAAGATGTCCCGGTGGACGTGTGACCAGAAGTCCTCCGGCTCAAGGATGGAGGATGCGAACCTGACACTATCCGGGGTGAGGAGGCAGGAGCCGATAACGAACTCGTCGGGGGTCATCGGTTCGCCCACCCATACATAGCCGGGACGATGGTCAGTGATGGCTGGTTAGTTTCGTCATCCCACCGGCCTGCGTTGAGCCATGAGGCTGCGTGCGGTGTGAATTGCTGGTCTTTCCCTGCTACCTCGATTCGCAACTGTTCTACGCCTTCCATGATTTTCCCTGCTGTCGTTTTCGTTAGCGCTTTGGTGAATGCTTTACGGGCTGCTTCTTTTCCGACTTTGCGGGGATAGGAAGCCCAGAAGTTATCGAAGTCCTTCGAAGCCGCAGGCTTTGATGAAGTCTTTTTCCCTTCCCATCCCTTCCCATCCCTTCCTAGGGGGAGAGTGGGTGAGACTTCGGGAGTCTCGGGGAGTTCACCTAAACTCACCGGAGTTTCGACGGGGGCGAGTGAGTCCACTTGAGCGCAGGCGGGGCAGCGGGTTTTCCAGCGGGGGTCGATCTTCTGGTGGTCCTCAAACCGTTTGACCAGCAGGTATGAGCGCCCGTCCTTGTCGGCAACGCGGACTACCCTGCCCAGCGCCATGATTTCGGCCAGGAGCGCATCAATGTCTACGTTGTCCATTGGGAGGATCTGGAGCTTCAGTTTCATTGCGTCATCGGCTACGTGGCCGTGATCGCAGAGTGTGAAGTTCCACATTCCGATGTAGAGCAGGCGTGCGAATGGGCTCAGCTTGACCATGTTCCCATCGGTCCAGAAGTCGGGTTTTACGGTCCTGATACGTGCCATTACTTACCAGCCCCGTTTGACGCTAAAATCATTTGTAAGCCACTCTCTTTCGTTTCAGTGGTCTAGGCCCCGGAATTGTGTTAGCAGCACATCCGGGGCCGTTTTATTCGGCAGTGCATACCAATTTTATTTTGCGGCCATCTAATTTCCGCAACGATTACACGGCGGTTCATGTTGCGCCGTCGTTATTCTTCGGGTCTTTTTGCATCTTTAGGGACCGCTGGTAAATGGTTTGTGCGGCCCTGCATCTGGGGCAGACTTTTACGCCGTACCGGTAATGCATTGAGTATCCGGCGACTGTTCCGCATTTCTCGTCAGTCCAGCCGTGCCGTATTTGTCCGCGAGCCCTGCGTTTCTTGTAGTCGGCCTTGTACTGGGCGTTTACGGCCTTGCATTCGTCGCACGGGGTTTCGCCTGCTTTGTTGTGCGCCCGGTAGCCGGTCATTGTTCCGTGGACCATGTTGGGGATGTAGTTCGTCATGTAGTCGCGCATGTACTCAGCGTGTGCCTGGGCGCATTCGTCGCACGCGGCTTCTTTGTTGCGGTGGTGCTTTTGGTAGCCGGCGCGTGTCCCGCATTTGGACTCGGGTAGCGGCTCGTTGAGGTAGGCGGGTTCGGTGTGGTCGGTGCCGCGGAATACGTAGGCCATTACGCCGCCTGCTTTCGTGCTCGGTAGTCGCGCATGTATTGGGCGTATGCGTTTAGGCAGAGTTCGCAGGGTGACTCTCCGGCGCGTTTGTGGCGCATGTAGCCGGGGTAGGTCGCGCATGTGGTTCGCATGATCGGGCCGGCATGTCGCTGCTGCCATTTGCGGCGGTAGGCGACGTGGGCGTCATAGCAGGGGCCGCACACGTCCGTCTTGAGCCGTTTGTGGGTGTGGTAGCCGGAATCGGTGCCGCATTTAGCCCTGGTTGCTGGTGTGCTGATTTCGCGCATCTTGCCCTTGTATGCGTATGCCATCAGTAGTCCTTCCTGACCATCGCGGCAAAGTCGCCGCCCTGCTTGCGGGTCCAGCCTTGTCCGGGGAAGTGTTTGCGTAGGGTGGTGCGGGATATGCCGGTGGTGCGTTGGGTTTCATGTTGTGACGCACCGTCTGCGAGGAGACGGGCGGCACGTTTGAGGAGTTCGGGTGGTGGTGGGGTGCGGCGGTTCATCGCGGGTTTCCTTTCATGATGTTTCTGATGGCCTGGTTGGCGGTCGGGTCAGCGTGCCGGCGTGCGTCGCTGCCTTTGGGTGGGGGTTTCAGGTCCTCCACATGGCAGAGGCAGGTGCGCTGTTTCCCGCAGACGTTCAGGCCGGTAAAGCAGCACCCACGGGCGCACGGGGTCACGGGCGGTCCTTGATGCGCCTGCCGGCCGTTTCGTCGCCGTCCATGGCGCGCATGGTGGTTTCTGCGAACCGGTCCCGCATGTTCTCAATGTGGGCGGCGATGGCAGCGAACACCCCGCGCTTGATCGGGCTGGTGTATAGCTCTTTCATTTTGTTCACGTCTTCGATTTCGCCCTCTAGCCATTCAAGGATTGCCGGGGCTGTCATCATTGGGGTGTCTTTGCTTACGGGGAATTGATCGCTCATATTGTTGTCCTTCGATAAGCTGCGGCGCCTGTCCCGTGTGTGGGGTCAGGCGCCGCAGAGGGTGTGGGAAAGGCCCGTGTTACCGGGCCTGGCGGGTGTCGAGTGCGGCGTAGAGTTCGGCTAGTGTGCCCGGTTGTGGTTGCCGGCAGTCGTGCGGGTCCGGGCGGGAGTTAGTTACGGTGATGACCTGAGTGCATTTGAAGCAATGCGTCTGGAAGTTCGCCCAAGGTCCTTGGGTTTTCGTGAACTTGAACATGGCCTAAAAAGCGGGCTCGTTGGTCGGTCCTGCACCCCATCCGCCGGCGCCGCTGGGCTGCCCACCCCAACCACCCTGCGACTGTGCCGCGGGCTGCTGCTGACCGGGAGCCTGCTGTCCCTGCTTCGGGATGAGCGCGATGGTCTTAGGCTTGACTTCCGCGGAGAAGCCCTTAGTCCCGTCCTTCTTCTCATAGGTGCGGACGGCTGCGGTCCCGAGGATCAGAACCTTTGTGCCCTTGCGGAGGTGTTCGGCCCAGAACTCGGCCTTCGCTTCCCACTCAGTCACGCGCCACCAGGTTGTTTCGCCGGCGTCTTCCCACTGGTTTGTCTGCTGGTTCAGGCGGCGCGGGGTGTCGCCCACACTGAACTCCAGCTTGGCCTTCCCGTTCGGGGTGAAGGTCAGTTCAGCGTCGGAACCAAGATTCCCGGTCAGTTCAATCGTTGCCATGTTTACTTGTCTTCTTTCGTTGCGATGGGTTCGAGGGTTTCGGTCCACTGTTTAGCGACCGAGCTTGTGATGTGTAGGTAGAAGTTGTCGTTCATGGTGAGTTGGTGGCCGAGTTCCGGGTGCGGGGCCTGGGTGGTTGCGTGAATCGGGCCAGCGATCAACGACACCGACACAAGACCGTCAGTCATCGGTGGCCCCTAGGTAGTCTTGGTCGGCTTCGTAGTACGCATGCCGGGGACTGTCCGCCCGCACAAGGATTAGAAGTGTTGCCCGCGTGATCCATGCCGGGCTGATCAGGTCATCAAGTGCGCCGATCATTTTGAACACGATGTGACCGTCTGTTGCATAGTGGGGTAGCGCAACGGCAAGGCAGTTAGTGAAGACGCCTTTTCCGTTTGGGTACGATCCGCTTATGTCCCAGATTGATTCTTCTTCTGCGGCGTCCCATGGTCGGGCCATGATCATTTGCGCTTCGACATGTTGCAGGCCGCTCATGCTTTCGCTGCTTTCACGTAGTCGAGGATTTCGGTGGGTGCGCCTTGTTCGGTCAGCCAGGCGTGGTATTCGTCGCGCCGCCCCTCAGCCAATGCACGCTGAGTCTGCGAAATCACCTCATCCGGGATTGGCGGGGTGGTCGGCTGGGCGGGCTTGGGTGCTTCCTTCAACGGCTGCACGGTGAACAACGCGGACTTGCCACGCTTGACCAGCAGAGGCACTTTCAGCGGCTTGTCACCGATCCCGGTCATGTGGCTGATGCGCGTCCCACCAACAGCAGCACCGCCGAACTCCACAGCCTCATCGCAGTACAAGGTGACGGACTGCCCAACGTAGGCGGCGACCTTTCCGCCCCATGCCGCCACGATTACGCGCCGCATGGATTTACCCGGACGCCAAACGCGAGGGAATCCTTCAAGGTGGAAGTTGAACGGCTGCTCCGTGTTGTGTTTGGTCACATTCTCAATCCGGAAAGTGCGCGGCCCGCCAAGCAGGTCCACCGCATCGAGCTGGTCCGACTTCGGCGCCAGGCTCTCGGTCATATCAAGATCCATCAGAAAATCTCCATTTCAGGGAAGAAGTCGATTCGTTCAGTTAGTGGCCTACCCTCGGTGTTGCTGATGTAGGTGTCGTACATGTTGGCGGCGGTTTCCTCGAACGCTTCCACGGCTTCCCAGATCGCCTTCCGCCACTTCTCGTCAGGCTCTACGCGCTTCACGAAAAGCGGCATCCCACCGCAGTAGGAAATGAAGTCGATCCATGCCCGGCCGGATACCAGCAACCCGGCCTGACACTGGGCCATATGCTCAAGCGGGACCTCATCGGCCAGGATCGTTGCAAGGTGTTTCTTCTGCCGGGGCGATTTGATTTCCAATAGACCGTCATCGCCCACCAGCCCGTCCGGTGAGAAGCCAAGCCGGTAGCCGCCAAGTTCGCGGGTCATGAAACCAACCTCAGTGGCGGGCGCGTAGTTCTCGCTGTAGATGTCGCGGGCGTAGGGCTCGGACATTGTGCCGCGTTCCATGTCGCGGGAAGGGAAGACTTCCTCAACATGCCCGGTGATGCGCTCGGCGGTGAGCGTCAGGGCAAGCGCCCGTGCCGTGTCGCCGTTGATGTCAGCGGCGATCACCCTGTCCAGTTCTCGTGCTGCTGCTGCGCGGGCTGGGTGGAGGGTCTTCAGTGGCCCCGGTGATCGCTTGCCAACGCAAGGTTCAGCCGTTGAAGCGCCGCATTCCGGGCAGCCGGTTTCGATGGCGGATGGCTGCCGCGAAGTCACTAGCTGCCCGACAACACTCGCGGTAACGATCCCGCAACGTGCAGCCAGCCATTCTGGCGTGCCCTGCTCAAGTTCCTTGTAAACAGTCAGGCTCAATTGATGTTCCCCCTAAATGGAAAGGGACCCTCTATGGGGTCCCGTGTTGTTTGCAGTCTGGGTTGGTTGGTTTTGGGTATTGCGGGTTGTATCGCCATGGCGGGCAGGTGCAGCCGGGGTACCGGTTGGTTGGCCGGTGCCAGAATGATTCGGCCCCGGTACCTACGTCGTTGTGGCGTTTGCCCTGTTCGTCTATTGCCATGTCCGGCTCCTTTGCCGTGCGGGGGCTAGTCCTGGTTGAGTGCTGAGCGTGCTTGGTGTAGTGCTGCGGCGGCGACTGATACGAGCGACCATGCCCCGGTGCCGGCTGCTGCTTGGACTGCGGCGGTATATGCGAGGTCGGCGGCTTCAACGGCTGCGGTCAGTCCGCGGAGTCGGGCTTGTTCGGTGATGCCGCGGACGTGCTGCACGGACTCGGCTGCTTGTGCTGCGAGTGCGATGTACTGGTTTGCGTCACTCATGATCACAGCCCCTTAGCCTGATAGAAGGCTTCGCGGTAGTCCTTTTGCGCGAGGCTGGGGAGGTGGATCCAGTCGGCGTCCGCGATGCCGTGGAATGCTGCGACGTGCCGGTCAGACGATTTGGCGTGTTCGATGCGCCGGTCAGCCTCGAACCCCCACACGGTTTGCAGGCGCGGGCTGTTGTCGTAGTCGAGCATGTCGAGCTTGGACGCCTGGACATGCTCGCTGAACAGGTGCCGCGCTACAGCCTCCCTTGCCGTCAACACGTTCCCGGTTGGTGGGCGTCGGCGCGGTGTTGGTGCGCCCGACAACATGCGAACAATACGGCGGAAACTCCACGGTGCGGCGTGCTGGCTAGTGGTCATCAGTTCTCTCCTTTACGGTGCGCGTCAGCATCGTCACTGGCGCGGGTGTCCTGTTCGGCGTCCAACGCCTCGTAATCGGTTGCTTCCGGTTCCTCGTAGTAGCTGTCCGGGTTCATGGCTTGCGGCCCTTATGGATCAGCGGCTTGCGTTTGATAAGGATCCGCAGCATTTCCCGCACGAGTTCAGCGGACCTTGCCTGCTCAAACACGAAGTAGGCGGTCTTCTCCGTGGTGAACGTCTCGTATGCGTAGCTCGCTGCGGGGTCATGCTTAGCAAAGGCCAAGTTGACGCGGTGACGGACGCTCATCCGCCGATCACCCCTGCCGCCCAGTCAACGAACCCGGCGACAACACCCACGGCCAGGACAACCAGCAGGACCAGCGCAAACCAATACTTGACCGCCTGCATCATCGCCACCCCCGCCAGTCGAGTACGTCCGGGTACTGCTCCACATAGGCGGCGAGTTCTTCCGAGTCCAGGCTGTTTAGTTCGCGCCACAACCGGTCAGCAGCAAAAGCGCGCCCACCAAGAACCACAGCCCCGAAGATGCAAGCGACAACCGCCGCCGCGAAAAGTCCGTTGAGAATCATTGCCCTACCTCTTTCGTAGTGAGCCGCCAAGTACGCTGTACACCTCGGTGCCGTGATGGTGCGGTGGATGTTTGGTAGCCCACCGGTTCGATGTATCCGTAGGCTCGTGCGGCGGTGAATGCTGCCCCGTAGTGGTTGGGGTGCGGTGCTGGCCTCATCTCGCGTCGCAAATCGTCTGCTGTGACGAGTGTTTGCGCCTGCGATAAGGCCACGAGGGTTGCTACAGCGTCACCAGCCCAGTCCGTGTCGTAAACCTCAAGGGCGGCGGCGATCACGCGCACATCACCGCCGCAGCTTTGGCCAGTGAGTGCGCGTCGTCGTGGTCGTTCATGGGGTGGCTCCTTGCGTAGTCGAGTAGGTCCGCCTGGATGCGGGTGTCACGTGCGTCCTGTACGGCCTGCGCTATCTGCTCCGGGGACAGTGCCGGGGACTTCTGTTTGCGGGGCTTACGGGACGATGCGCGGGGGATCTGCTGGGTACGTGCGCCCTGACGAGCGGCGCGGGAAACAGTCCGGTCGATCATGCTGCACCACCAAAAATGTCCAAGGCTCCTTGGCTAAGGCGCTTGGCGATTACCTCGCAATACGCCTCGTCAATTTCGTAGCCGATAGCCTTGCGTCCGTTATCCACAGCGGCCCGTAGCGTGGTCCCTGAGCCTGCGAACGGGTCAAGGATGGTGTCTCCGTGCTTGGTGAAGTTGCGGACCCACTCACTGACCATTGGTAGCGGCTTGCTAGTGGGGTGGCCTTCGTTCTGTGCGGTCGGCAGAACATAGTTGCCGTGCTTGCCGCCGCCGTTCCATGTGGGCTTGACGCCTTCCTTGTGCAGGTAGGCGATAGCTTCCCACCCTTGCCCCGGACGGTCTGCGCTAATCTGCGGCATCGGGTTCGTTTTTACCCAGACTCCTATGCGCATGACTCGCAGGCCCTCCAGCGGCTCACTGTCAATCTTGAAAGCGTGCTTGTAGTCCAGGTTGGCTATCACCCAACGCTCGGATACGCGCCCGCATTCAATCAGCGTGCGGAACAGGTCTTCATCGGTGAAGCTCTTGAACTCAATGGCTTTTACGCCATGGCCCTTGCCTTTGTTGGACTTGGCCATCTGGTGCGTGTTCTCGCTGTAGGGCGGGTCCGTTATGACTGCGGCCACGGAATTGTCTTCCATGGCCGCTAGTCCTTCGCGTGAGTCCCCGTGATATAGCGTCACGGTTCCGTCCTCGTAGTAAGGTTTCATGCTGCTTTCCTTTCGGCGTCTTCGATGTTGCGGAAAGCCTGCTTAGGTGTGGGATCGGAGTGGGTCAGGATCCGCTCAAGCTCAAGGTCCGTCATGCGGGCCTGACGTTTGCAGAGCTTCAGTGCGAGACGCTGCGCTTTGCTGCGGCCAATCTCGTGACCGTTCGCTGCTGCATACTCGGTGATTCGCTTCTCATAACCGGTGGTTGTCATGTTTTCGGGCATGGCAATAGAAGCCTCTCTTCGTCCGTGGCGTACCTCGGAGCGGGATTATGTGGTGTTTGCCCTCTGTTGGGGCGGGGTGGCCGGCTCTAACGGCTGCGGCGGGTGATGCTATGCGGAGAGTTTGCGGAGTGCTGCGGCGATGCGGTCTTTGTCGTATCCGCCGCGTTGTGTTCCGGCTACGATTTGCGCGATTTCGTCTTGCTGGTTTGGTGAGAATCGGTAGAGTCTGCCGATTCGGTCGCAGGGCCATTCGCCGGTTTGTGCTTTGCGGCGTACCGTGTCGTCTCCGATCCGGTATTTCGCGGCCATGTCCTGCGTCGTTGCGTAGGACTCTGATATGCGGGCCATGGTTTAGGCTGCTTTTGCCTGGTTCGCGGTGGAGGGGGTGAGTATGCCGTCCACGAGCGCTGCTGTTGTTACGCCGAGTGCGTTGGAGATGGTTCCTAGTTCACGGATCTTGAAGGAACGTTCTCCGGTAAGGCTCTTGAGGAGTGTGGGGTAGCTGAGCGGTGTTGCCTTGGAGATAGCTTCGATGCTGATCCCTCGGGCTGCTGCTTCCCGGATGATTCGGTTGCCGATTTCTGCGTCTGTGTTGGTGGCCCCAGCGGCCGGTGAAGTTGTCATAGGACAACCATAGATAGCCGTTTCGCTAATTGCAACCCTGTAACTAGGTAAGCCTGAAAGTTTTTATGAGTACACTGCGCGACTAACTCAAGTAGTCGGACGTGTTGCTATGTACACCTATAGGCAGTTAATGTTATCCACATGACTTATGGAGAGCAGCTTGATAGGGCCCTTGCAGTTCAGCTCAAGGTTGAACTGGCAGAGCGTGGCATGGAGCAGAAGGAACTAGCTGACCAGGTTGGCATCAACCGCGTAACCATGAGCCACTACATGACCTGCAAGCGCTCCATGCCGATGCCAACCTTCGTGAAGGTCGCTGAACTCTTCGGGCTTACGCCCTCCGCGCTGATGGCTCGCGCTGAAGCTCGTATTCAGCCCACAGAACAGACGGCCTGACTCCGCGCTCGGCAGCAGCTTCGCCAAACTCGCGCACGGTCATTGTCTCGTCGTTCTGATTCTCCATTGTTGTATCCCCGCAGTAGTACAGATTCATTAGAGGCCCACCTTATTAGCAGGCTGTGACATTCGGGGGATAGTGGCCGGCTGCGTGACGTGTCCCCCACGGGTCATTATGGCCTATTTGAGACGCTACTTCTAAGTAAGTCGTGCGCCGGTGTTGCGTCGACACTGCGCCCGCATTGAGGCCTATATGAGACAGTCTGGCCTATATGGGCTAGTATGCGCGTATGACAAACACCGGGCCTGAAAAGGTGTGAGAATATGCCAGTGCCTGCCGGAAAACAACCAAGCCCTAGCCCACTTGCGCGTGAGTTCTCCGCGCACGTCCGCATGGTAATGGGGCGCGATGGTGTGACAACTCAAGGCCTGGCGTTGAAGCTCGGCATCTCGCGGACATACCTAGGCAAGCGGTTACGTGACGAGGTGCCATTTACTTTGAATGACGTGGAGTGCATCTGTGACGCGCTTGGGATTGAGATGCCGAAGATCCCCGACCTGTAGCGCCAACAAAAAAACAAGGCCCCGCCGTTTGGCGGGGCCTGCTTATGCTTCGATGATTCCAGTGAGCGCCTGCTCTACCATTGCCGCCGCCCTAAAGTGAGCATCTGGCACTAGATGCCCATATGTCTTGGTGGTGGTCACGATTGATTCGTGGCCTAGCCGGTTGGCCAGCTCGTATAGGTTCATGCCGCCGGCGATCATCATGCTCGCGTGCGAGTGGCGTATGTCGTGGATACGGGGCCGCTGATCGAGGCCGAGGTTAGCGGCTTTGACTGCGGCGTACCATTCGTCAAGCCATTGCCGGTGCTGCGGGTAGACGGCAGTGGTTGGCGAGATGCTGAATACCGGCTTGCCTCGGGGAGCTGCTTCGACGCGAGCGCGGATAGCCTCAACGGTTGAGGGTGCGAGGGCTACCGTGCGTCTTGCCTTCTTTGTCTTGGGCGCACCAACCGCCCAGCCGTCTTCCATTTCCTGGTAGGCCTTCATGATCCGTACAGAGGGCGTCACGGCGTCGAGTTGGAAGTCCGTAGCTAGGAGTGCCGTCGCCTCGCCTAGACGCAGCCCTGAGCCGATCAGGAGCCGCCACATGGGCCGGTGCCATTCGTCGGCGTTGTCGATGATGGCGTTTAGCTGATCCATGGTAAGGAACATAGCCTTGTCTTCAGTCGCGTCGTCCTTGGGGAGTAGGCGCCCGTTGCAGGGGTTGTCTGGGCGTAGACCCCTGCGCACCGCGGAGTTCATGGATGCGTGCACGAACCCGTGAACGTTGGCGACAGTCTTGGGTGAGCAGCCCTTCTTAGTCATGGCCTTGATCCAGTGGATGAGGTCATCCTCTTTGATCTGGTCCACGGGTAGGTGGCCTAGTCCGGCGAAGTGGTTTTTGATGTAGCCGCGGTATCGCTTGATGGTGTATTCGCGGACGTTGATGAGCCGTTCGATGTGGCCTAGTGCGACGTCCTCGAATGATGGGGACTTGGACGTTTCGCGGAGTAGGGCCAACTCGGCGGCCCTGGTGTCGTGTTTGACGGCTTCAAGCAGGTGTTTCCATTTGGCGGCGTCACCCTCGGTCGGAAGTGTCTGCCGGCGCCGCACACCACCGTCGTACCATTCGACACGGTAGCTGGTGATCTTCCCCGCCGCGTTCTTCCGGGCTTCAATGGTTGCCATGGGGAGCCTCTCGGTAGGGGTTGCTATCCAGGCAGTAGGGGTCAGCACGTCCAGCGCTGTGCCCTTCCGCCCACGCCTGCGCTTGCAACTCTTCCTGTCTCATCTGGTGAAGGTGCGCGTAACGCTTGCCTACCCTTTCGGAAGCCGCCGCC